GTCCGAGTACTCCGAGACTGGGTACATCGAAGGCAGTCTCGATATGGCAGTAGGAGAACTACTGGACGACCACCTCATAGAGAAGGAAGTACGATCACTCGTTCGTAGAAACATTATAGTCTTCACTAACGACGGACAGAAGGGGTACTACAAGTACGGAATCAAGAAGTATAAGATTGACGTCTTCCCCGGAAAACTAGAAGCTATGAGAAAGAAATTCAAGGAGTGGTACGGGGACTTTACTGTCCTCAACGACTTCGGAATAGATGAAGCGTGTGAGTACTACAAGGCCCACACTTAACAACGAAAAGAAAGGACAAACAAATGCCGAACTGGTGTTCAAATCATCTCTACATTCGTGGAGACAAAACTAAAATACAAGAGATAGTAGATGCCGTTGCCAAGTACGAAGGCAAGGACAGCTGCAAGCTCTTTGAAACTATAGTTCCTATGCCAAAGGGGTTGGAAGATACAACTGCTGGCGACGGAGACAACTGGTATGACTGGAGATGCTCCAACTGGGGTACAAAGTGGGAGGCTTGTTACGCTGACATAAGTGAAACCGAGGAGTACAATGATGATCCCAGTCAGATGTACGCTAATATAACATTCGATACAGCTTGGTCTCCACCTATCCCAGTCTACGACGCTCTTCACAAGAAGGGCATTGCAGTCGTGGCTGAGTACGAAGAGCCAGGAATGGGCTTTGCTGGTCGCTACGAGGGCGGTAAAGACACTACTTGGGAGTACCGAGAAGAAGAACAAGAATGTTTAACTAACTAAAACAGAAAGGAAATATGTGGATACTACCAAAACAAATACAATCAATCACCTCAGCCTCTGTACTGGATACGAAGGTATCGGACAAGGACTGCGAAGAGTTCTCCCAAATCTGCGAGAGATCGCTTTCGTGGAGAGGGAAGGATTCCCTATCGCCAACTTGGTTGCGAAGATGGAAGAGGGTCTCTTGGATGAGACACCTATCTACACGGACGTTAAGACCTTCCCATACGGGAAGTTTCGAGGATGCGTGGACATCCTCTCTGGCGGATTCCCGTGCCAACCATTCAGCTCTGCTGGCAAGCGTAAAGCAACTGAAGACCCAAGACACCTCTTCCCCTTCATTGCTGAAGGGATCAGAGAGTGCCAACCTCGAATTGTTTTCCTCGAGAACGTGGCTGGAATCATCTCAGCCAAAACCGGGGACGGAGAGTCAGTTCTCCAGTATGTCCTCAGAGAGTTGGAAGGACTGGGTTACCGAGCAACGGCTGGAATATTCTCAGCGGAAGAAGTCGGCGCACCTCACCAACGCAAAAGAGTCTACATCTTGGGGTACGCCTCAAGCCTCGGATCATATCGAGGGATCGAGAACCAAAACGACGAGCAATCAGAAGTGTCTAGGGAGGGACTTGAACGAGTTAGAGGAGAAGAAGAACTGGCCCACAGCCAGAACCTCGGACGCCGAGGGTGGACGGATACAGACGGAGATGACTCCCAAAGGATTCAAGAGCAAGAGACACAAGAGCAATCAAACCTTCGGTGCGAAACTGAGGGACGCCGTGGAGACTTACGAGGAGAAGAACTGGCCCACGCCACAAGTCGGCGAGGAGAAGGCATCGAGACCTCGATCCTTGGGCGGAACTCAGAACCAAGTGATGCTGTCACAAGTGGCAATCGAGGAATCAATTGCGCTATCACAAGATGGCCCTCACGACCAAGCTGTCCACAGTACGAATGGGAACAGCCAAGAGTCGTGGCCCACACCAAGAGCCAACAAGGTTCACCCGGAAATAACGGACAAGAACCGAGACCAACTTGCGAATCGGAACAAGTGCAACCTGGAGGAGGACATAGCGGGTCATTGCGGGACAGCAACTGGCAAGCTCAACCCCGACTGGGTGGAACAACTAATGGGTCTACCAGTAGGGTGGACAGACTTAGGCTCTTGGGAAACGGAGTAGTTCCAGCTACTGCAGCCAAGGCATTTGTTACGCTTCTAAAGAGGGTTTACAATGATTAAGTTCCTTGATGGATTCTTAGGCGGTCTGCTCGTAGGAGTTGGAATATTTCTAATTCTCTACTTCGTAGGTCTTATCGTGAGGATATGTAGCGCTTAGATAAGCCCCACAGCTGGGGCTGTTGGGCGCTTACTTTGTCCTTGCTCCTTTAACGATTATAAATCAATTTTACACAGCACCAAATCGGGTGTCAAGAAAAAAATCAATACAACATTATGAAAGAAATAAAAACATACACATACCCACAAGGTCAACAGCTAGGCGACGGAGAGGTAGTTCAAGTACAAGTCCAAGTATCATCTAGGCTTATATTCAAGGACGCCTACTTCCACGAGCTACAAGACGGAGATGTTTACATCATCCCCGAACAAGTAGAACTTGAAAGTGAGTCCGACGCAGAGATACTTGACTACGTCATTCGCCATAACATTCATTGGCAACACACGCAATCCTGGAGAGGAGAACCTTGGATGGCTTATTACTTCTTCAAAGAAAATAAAATGATAAAAAACATTGACTACGAAGTTACCAATGGAGACAATACCTCGGTTGACTTGGCAAGATCAAGAGGGGTTTTCAGAGAGGCAATATCAGAACTAATACAGAATGACGAGCTGTGAGAGAAGCAGAATCAATACTATCTAATTCAATAAGTGACTTCATAGCTTGGGCGCATCAACGTATAGAGCGTGAGTACCTTGAGAATGAAAGAGTCCTTAAAGATACAGATAAAAAAGACTTTATGCCTTCTCAAAAGCCAGGCAAAGGAAGAAGACTTAGCCTTGAACAAAAACTTTTTATCATTGAATCAATCATAGATATAAAGAAAAGTGGCAAGACTATTACAGACGGCTGCAAAGAGATGGGAATACATCCTTGCACCTTCGCTAGATGGAAAGCCTTACTTCAAGATGAAGGGCTTCTTTAAACCGGGGTTAGTCCCCAAAAATGAAAAACTATGGCGCACTTTTACACAGCTGAGAAGCTACCAAAATTTATAGAAGAAGTTGAAACCCCGGCGCAAGCTAGGAAGAACAAGAAAGCGTGGCCCTCGGTCACTACAGTTCTTGGCTTAGTCAAGGACTCATTCTTGGACTCCATTTATATTCCGTCCAAGACAGTAGAACTAGCAAGGGACGAGAACTTAAAGAACAGAACCTGGAAAGAGATCAAGGATATGACTTATGGTTTTCGTAAGCACCCTTGGACTGGGGAAGACATCCCCAGCTCCGAGTTCGGTACTGCTATTCACAAAAGAATAGAAGAGATCCTACAAGGAGACAACGCAGAAGATGCTACACCTTGGGACGACTGGGCTATGCCCTTCGTCAAGTGGGTACACGAGGAGGACATCGAGCTTATGGCTACTGAGTATGTCGTAGGACACCCTCGCTTAAAGATTGCTGGAAGCATTGACTTCGTCGGAAAACGAAAGGACGGCAAAATATTCTTGGCTGACTACAAGACTCGTAACTGCAAGGGTTCCGGGGTGTTTTACCCGAAGGACTGCAAGCAACTGATAATAGAAAGTTGGATGCTTCAAAGACTTTTAAAACTGGACTACACTCCCGACTGTTTGTCGGTGAGTATATGTACTAGCACAGCGGAACACTACCACCTATGGTGGAGTGAGAAAGCTAAGACTCATTACCTTGACGCAGCCAAACAAGCCGCGAGACTTTACTGGACTGAGAGAATGTGCATCCAGCCCAAGAGATAGTGCAGAGGTACAAAATAATTTACAAGAATTTTGATATGCCCAAGGACTTTACAAGCTCCACAATTAAGTGGGCGCACAATAGTAAGGACGCAGTTAAACTAATAACAAAGAAAGCTCCCGACAGAAACAAATGTTGTACTCTGAAGAGAGGATCACAAGCAAAAATAATAGACGTAATAGAACTTTAAATGGAAAACTATACAGAAAAACTCAGAGAAGAAATGATTTCTTTAAAATATAAAATTAAAACTTTTAGAATTAACTCCGCAATAAAACAATTAGAGAACGAGGGTTTGCAAAAGAAGATTGAACACTTAAAGAAAGTAAACTTAGAACTGATAGAGACCAACAACAAGTTGAGACAATTAATCGAAACCTCTAAGGACGAATCCAGTATATACTCGCTATGACATACTTGTCCCAGGATAAAGTAAAAAAGTACAGAGAAGAAAACTCTCCGAAGAGATGTCCAATACTGGACATCGTTACTGACGACTGGGTTCTTGACCACGACCACGACACCGGGATGGTTCGAGGAGTTATATCAAGACAAGCGAACAGTCTACTTGGTAAAGTAGAAAACTTTTATTTCAAAATGTGCAAGGGCCAGAAAGATTTCTTGCCAATAACATTGGAGGCAATGGCTAAATACTTGTACGAATGCAAGACAGAAGTGCTTCACCCGGTGGGACTTACACAGCTTACCAAAAGATTTATTAGAGTCTTGACATCCGCCGAACAAACGACAGAGTTGGAGCGCATAGGAGCGAGCAAAGAAGAACTTGAAGAATGTTCTAATGAAAAGGACAGAGCAAAACTTTTTCGTAAACTAACCAAAATAAAATATGAATGAAGACACAACCACGTTAGTCGAAAGACTACAAAGAGTTCAGTCGAAGCTAGTAGCTCCGAAGGGACAAACAAATAAGTTCGGTAATTATAAGTACCGATCAGCCGAGGACATCCTCGAAGCACTCAAACCACTTCTCACTCAAGAGAATCTGGCCCTAATAATCAACGATGAAATCGTAGAGATCGGGGGAAGAGTGTATGTAAAAGCGTCAGCAGCAGTCGTAGACTTTGTTGGCGCACAACTAAGCGTTAGCGCTTATGCTCGTGAAGCTGAAGACAAGAAAGGAATGGACGTTAGCCAAATTTCTGGAAGTGCCTCTAGCTATGCTCGTAAGTACGCATTGAATGGTCTGTTCTGTATCGACGATACGAAGGACGCCGATGCTACTAACACGCACGGAAAAACAAAGCCGACCCCGGCACAAACAAGATCAAGCGCACCATCGCTTGATGAATTAATCTAGTCCAACAATAACCATAAATAATATGTCAGAACAAAAATACGACGACACAAATCGGGGAGCATTGTTCCCCTCGGAAAAGAAAACAGAAAAGCATCCCGACTTAAAAGGGAAGCTCAACGTGAACGGCGAAGATTTCTATCTTTCCGCCTGGTCACAAGTCTCAAAAGCTGGGAAGAAATATCTCAGCATTACCGTTGACAAACCTCGTGAAGCCGAGGCTGCTCCAGCAGTAGCTCAAGCAAGCGAAGCGCTTCCTTTCTAATGACGGAAGAGCAGTTGTCCGAAGGTAACAAAGGTTTCTATAATAAGGCTTGGTGGGAGGAATTTCGCCAAGCCGAGATTAAAGAGATCCTTGACCTTACTGGTAAGAAAAACTCAGACTACACAGGTGGCAAGTCCTGCGACAATCCTTTCGAGAACTTTGATGGTTCTAGGGATTTTGGAATTGACCCATTACTCGGACTGTCCTTGCGGATGCAAGACAAGTTCCAAAGAATGAAGTCATTCTGCAACGACGGAAACCTAACTCTCGACAACAATGGAGACTCCATTAAAGACATTTACCGGGACTTGATTGGCTACAGCCTAATCGCTCTCGGAATGCTAGAGAGATCGAAGTAGTTCTGTGATATATACTTGGGGGCGCAGACTTATCTGCGTCCCTTTTTATATGACAACTGTGCTATATTATTCTACTATGACTACAGACTACCAAGCACATTTAAGAGACGGAATAGACGTAGCAATACGTTCTTACGAAGCACTAACAAAAGAAAAAAATCCAGAGATCTACAAGGACAAAATGAAATTCCTTGGTCAATGTCTCAACATAATGAAAGAACGAATAAATGAACGATCAGATAATCCACCCAAATAATATTGAAGCGGAAGAGGGACTCATTGCTTGCTGCTTCAAGGAAGAAGGTACTGAAACCTTTGACTCAATCTCCGGCATCATTAGTTCGGATGATTTTTATCTAGAGAGAAACAAATATATTTTTAATTGTATATCGTCCATCGCCCAGAGGGGCGAGGACATAAACGAAATCGCTCTACTTGAGGAACTCAAGAAGACGTCCAAGTTGGACGAAGTTGGTGGCATAGCCTCAATCTATTCTATCGCAGACAGAGTAGAGACTTCCGTGTCCGTGAAGTACTTCGCCAACCTGGTAAAGGAAAAGTCCCAGCTCCGAGAAATTGCTAGGACTTGTAGATTAGCTACCGAAAAAGCTCTGTCCGAGACAGTAGACCCCGATGTCATTCGGGCCGACATTGAGTCCAAGATTGTAGGTATGTCAGAGAAGGACAACCGGGCTATGAATTTAAATGATACTGTGGATCAGCTCCGTAAGGACTACGAGTTGATGATGTCTGGAGAGTATGTTTCAGAAGCAGTAAAGACTCACATTGATCATCTCGATGCGAAGTTAGGTAATGGTGGTATAGCTCCTGGTGAGGTTATGGTGCTGGCTGCGCCCACGTCTTGTGGTAAGTCGCAGTTAGCACTTAACTTTGCTCTTCGAGCAAGTATGCAGTCCGATGTGCCAGTAGCAATAGTTTCCCTAGAAATGCCCCAGAAACAGATTACACAGCGCTTCGTGAGCTGTCTGTCGCAGGTGTGGTTAAAACGCCTTAGAGACGGCGTAGCGACCCAGGAAGACGTGCTTGCGGTCAATGATGCGTTGGATAAATTAAAAGACCTTAACATCAGTACGATTCACAGCGTCAAGAGCGTACAAGACTTAGCTTCACAGACCCGAACATTGGTTCGGAACAAGGGAATAAAGATGCTCATTATTGACTACCTTCAGTTGATTCCTTTCGGCGGAACTATGTCCAAGAACAACGCCATTGCTGACGTGTCCCACAAGATCAAGCAGTTAGCCCTTGAGCTGAACATTCCTATAGTATTACTCTGCCAAGTAGGCAGAGAAGGAGCGAAGCGAGAGGGTGGACTAATGCTGTATGACCTCAAGGATTCCGGGGACATTGAGAACGACGCAGACATAGTGCTACTTATGTGGCCCAAAGAAGGTGACATTGAATCATCAAAAAGCATTGACAAACACGGATCATACATTGAAATGATGTACAATGTTGCCAAGAACCGAGAGGGTGAACGAGACGTAAAGGGTATCTTTAAGTTCCGTCACTTTATCGGACGATTTTATTAAGTGTGATTTAGGTAGTCGGGCTATTAAGAGGCTCGTGGGTTTTCGTTCAT